GGCACGAAGTAGGCAGTGATATGCTCGCAAAGGCGAAAGAGTTAGGAATAAGTCCGAGCCATGTGTTTGCAACTGGAAGCAATAAAGCAAAGGTTGAAAAGATAACATCGCTTGGTTTGCGTATGTTTTACGATAACAATATCGACGTAATCGATGCGTTGAAAGGTACGGATGTTAAAGCGTTTCAAATATGACCGAGGAAAAACAACCCGACGTAATTGATCAGGCAATTAGTGCGGTGGAGTTGTATGCTTCCATTGCTAACTTGCTAATGGATATTGCAGAAACTGCCGACCATGTGAGCGTTGGCGGTGCGACCGATTACGAATTAAAGCTTATGTGCATGAATAAGCTAAAAGAAATCGTTAACAAAATAGAAGTATGAAGATTGAAAAGTGGAAAGTATCGGAGGTTAAAGCGAACCCAAACAATCCAAGGGTAATTAAAGACGATAAGTTTAAAAAGTTGGTGAAGTCGATTCAGGACTTTCCTGAGATGTTGGAATTACGTCCGATCGTTGTGAATTCTGACGGGATTGTTTTGGGTGGTAACATGAGATTGAAGGCGTGCAAGGAAGCAGGGTTGAAAGAAGTTCCAGTGATCAAAGCCGAAGACCTAACCGAAGAACAACAAAAGGAGTTTATCATTAAGGACAATGTTGGGTTTGGTGAATGGGATTGGGAAGACCTTGCAAGTAATTGGGATGCCGAAGAACTTACGGAGTGGGGATTGGATTTACCGACTGATTCGTTTGTAGAAATGGAAGCGGTTGAGGATGACTTTGAAGTTTCGGAAGATGGAATTGAAACGGATATTGTGTTGGGTGATTTAATCGAAATAGGTGAGCATCGTTTGCTTTGTGGGGATAGTACGGATAGCGACCAAGTTGCTCGGTTAATGAATGGGGAAAAAGCTGACATGGCTCACAATGACCCACCTTACGGAATGAAAAAAGAAAACGAAGGGGTATTAAATGACAATCTAAATTTCAACGATTTACTTGACTTTAATCGTGACTGGATTTCTGTTCAATTTATGCACATTAAAGAAAACGGAAGTTGGTATTGTTGGGGTATTGATGAACCATTAATGGATATTTATTCAAATATTATTAAGCCGTATGTTTCACAAAACAAAGCAACTTTCAGAAATTTATTAACTTGGAATAAAGGTTACGGACAAGGCCAAACAACTGAAAGTTATAGAATGTTCCCAATAGCAGACGAAAAGTGTTTGTTTGTCATGTTGGGAGTTCAAGGGTTTAATGATAGTGCCGAAAATTATTATGAAGGTTGGGATTCGATTCGGGATTATTTTATTAGTGAAAAAAATAAACTTGGATGGAATATAAGTAAGATCATCGAAATAACTGGCAAATCTTCTGCCTCGCATTATTTCGCAAAAAGTCAATGGTTTTTCCCAACACGTGAGCACTATGATTCAATGAAAAAAGAAGCTAATGGGAAAGCATTTTTAAAGGAATACGACGAAATCAAAAAGGAATACGACGAAATCAAAAAGGAATACGACGAAATCAAAAAGGAATTTTATTCAACCCGTGCATATTTTAATAATACGCACGATAATATGAACAATGTTTGGAACTTTGAGCGTCACAAAAAAACGGGAATTGAAGGAGGTCATGCAACACCAAAGCCAATACCATTGTGCGAGCGAGCAATTAAAAGCAGTTGCCCCGATGGTGGTTTAGTTTTGGATTTCTTTTTAGGTTCAGGTTCAACCATGGTAGCATCCCACCAACTTAAACGTAAATGCTATGGGATGGAACTCGACCCAAAGTATTGCCAAGTCATTATTGACCGCATGAAAAAAATAGACCCATCGTTAACCATTAAAATAAACGGAGTATGCCAAGTGGAGAAAAACTAAAAGGTAAAGCACCTAAAAACGGGTTCGATACTAATTCCGAAAACATCAACCGAAATGGAAGGCCAAAGCTATTGAAAAACGTAATTAAAGATACCTTCCTACAAGAGTTCAACGTTAGGTTAAGCCATTCCCAAGCGAATGAAATCATTACTGGAATACTTGGAATGACCCGTACGCAGTTGATGGATTATGCAAAGAGTGACGACGTACCGTTTTGGATTTCAATGATTGCAAAAAAAGCACAACGGGATTACGAGCGTGGTTCAATTCACTTGATCGAGGTGTTGATGGATAGGGTGTACGGTAAACCGAAGGAAACGGTTGATACTACTGTGAGCCTACCAAAGGCCGAAATTCAGATTGGGTTGGTTCAAAGTGTTACACCGCTTTCAAATAGTGAGGATGCAATTATTCTCGATTGATGTTTCAAACGTCTGTCATATTCGATCGCAATTACAATTCGACTGCTGAGGTTATCGTTAACCAAGGCGGTACAAGTTCGGGCAAAACTTACTCGATATTACAGGTGCTATGCTTGAAAGCCATCGGAGAAAATGACCAAGTGATTAGCGTTGTAGGTCAAGACGTGCCAAACCTTAAAAGCGGTGCGCTCAGGGATATGCAAACGATTGTAGCGAGTTCGCCTGATATTCAAAGTTGGATTAAAGGGTACAATGCGAGCGATCGTATCTACACGTTCCACAACGGATCAATCATAGAATTCAAAAGCTATCAAGATTCTCAGGATGCAAAGAGCGGAAAACGTGACTATTTCTTTTTAAACGAAGCGAATGGTATTAGTTATGAAATTTACTCCGAGCTTGCAATGCGTACAAAGAAGAAAGTGTTTATTGACTACAACCCTAACGCTCGGTTTTGGGTGCATGATAAATTAATTGGGAAGGAAGGCGTTGAGTTGATCATTTCCGACCACAGACATAACCCGTTTTTACCCGATATCATTCGTAAGAAAATCGAAGCGATCAGGAGCGAGGATGAGGAACTTTGGAAGGTGTACGCCCGTGGGATGACTGGAAAGATTGAAGGGTTAATCTACCGTAATTGGGGCACGATTGGAACGATACCAAGCGATGCTCAGTTGATTGGGTACGGCATGGACTTCGGATTTACTAACGACCCGACCGCAGTGGTTGGAGTGTACCGTTACAACGGTGAGTTAATCATTGACGAGGTAATGTACCATAAAGGACTCACAAACCAAGATATTAGCCTTTTTATGACCAGTTGTGCAGTTGATAGGAGCGTTACCATTGTAGCGGATTCCGCTGAACCGAAAAGCATAGAAGAACTTAGGCGAATGGGATGGCGAATAGAGGGTGCTAATAAAGGGAAAGATAGCATACTAAACGGGATTGATATATTGAAACGTTTTCGCTTTAATGTAACGAATAGGTCCAGTAACATACTCAAAGAATTGAACGCTTACAAATGGAAGGAAAAAGACGGGAACGCCACCAACGTACCCATTGATTCATTCAACCACGGCATGGATGCTTTGAGGTATTTAGCGTTAAATAAATTAGCAGAAAAAAATAGGGGAAAATATGCGATACAATAACATTTGGAAAAAATTAACGGTTGGCCAATACCAACTTTTAGCCGACCTCAACCACTTGGAAGGGTGGGAGTATATGCGTTCAGTTGTAGCTATCGTTGAGGGTAACGGTTTCGATGCGGTGGATAATTACCCGTTGATTGACTTACGCAAGCGATACGAAGCCATTGCAAAGCAGTTAGAGAAAGAACCGTTTAAACCGTTTAAATCATTCGTAAAGATTGACGGAAAGCGTTATTACGTTACAAGGTTCTTTGACGAAATAAATACCGCTCAGTTCGTAGAAATAAGTGAGTGGAATAAGACAAAAGAAGACGGAGTAAAGAACTTGCATTTGTGCGTTGCATCGCTTTTGCGTGAAACGAAGTTCGGATATTTTCCTAAAAAGTACAACGGGAAAGATCATGCAAAGCGTGCGACGTTGGTGAAGGAAAAGATGTTAGCGGTTGAAGCATTGGGGTTGTCCGCTTTTTTTTTGGCCAGTTGGGTGAAGTTGCTCGAAGATTTACCAACCTATTTGGATCGGGAAATTCAGACGTTGAAGGCGGAAATGGAAGCCCTGACCTTGGAACAGGATTCACCGAGCGTTACGGGTGGATTGTCGTAATTGATAGGTTAGCGAATAGCGATGTTCTTAAATGGAATGAAGTATTTGAATTGCCAGCGATGGAGTTCCTGAACTATGCAAGTTACCAAGTAGAAAAAAGCAAACATGAGGCATTTGAAATAAAGCGTCGAGCCAATGGGTAACTTTTTTGATTTACCCATTTAATAAGTATGGCATTTATCGAGTTCAACGATGTGAGTGGTGCGTTCAATCCTGCGGTTGGTGGGTTTGGCACTACCGACGTTGACCAAGCTTTTGAAGGTGTTGAAAAGGAAATCGTCGATTGGTGTAATGAGCAAATCGAACTTTTTAGAAAACAGATTGATGCAAACAAAAGCCGTGCGACGGGTAACTTACAGCAGTCGTTAATCGTTGCACCGATTAAAAGGTTTGGAAAAGGTTACGAAGTTGAAATCGAAGCCCCTGCATACTGGAAGACGTTGGAGTACGGGCAACGTGGTACGGAAAGCAGTTCAAAAGCCCCTAACTCCCCATTTACCGTTAAGGAGTACCCAAGGTTGGAGGATATGGTGAAATGGGTACAATTCAAAGCGATGGCCACGGGTAAAAATGATGTTTATTCTTTGGCTTCCCGTGTACGTAGAAGCATTTACAAAAAGGGAACGTATGCACACCCATTCGTTGAACCAACACTTACCGAAAACCGATTAAATGATTTAGCGCAAAGGGTTGCAGAATTTACAGCCCAAGCGATGACCGCAGTGATTTTTAAATGATATGGCAATAACGATAGAATCAAATCCGCAGACATTTACGACGATGGGCAATCCAATTACGTTTGTTTTGTCGAGTACCAACGTAGCGCAACCTAATTTTAAATACGTGGCTGATGTTTCCTTTAATGGAAACTTAGTTGCAAGGTTGAAGACTACACCAAATCCAACAAACGATTACGGTTACTTCAACATTCGTGAGGTATTACGTTATTTTATTACAATTGATACCGACATTGAGGAAGGACGTGGTTTTGAGTGCCCAAATATGTGGGGAAGTTACACCGTTGAATTTTCGGAAGAGTACACGGGTGCAAGTGCTACAACGTACGATTTTACAGGAACTTTGTACTGTGGTGCAATTGATAGCCTTTCCTTTCCCCAGTACGACTTTAATGATTACGTGGTTAGTTCAACACCTTCAATCCATCAACTGCTAACAAATCGACCTCAATCAGTAACTGCCATTGCTCAAAATTTGGCATATATGCAAAGCGGTTACTTGTACGTTCCATGCACGATTGAAACCGTGGCCAATATTGACTACGTTCGTTATCGGTATTACGATAAAGGTGGTACGATAATTCGTGAATTTTATTTTGAAACTAAGAACTTCGGGTATCACAATGCGAGCGATCCTAACGAAAATAGTGTAATAGCTGTTCCATTCATGCCTGCCGAGGTGTTTATTATACCGGGGGCATACACTAACGATTCAAATTCTGGAGATGTTGACTTTCCTTTCGATGAAGGTTACTACTCATTGACGCTTTCCAAGGCTGCAAATGATTTGACTTTGCAAAGTGCTGAATACTTTGTTTTCTTGAATACTAACTGCCAACGCTATAATCTTACCGAAGTACACTTTCAAAATCAACTTGGTGGGGTAGATAGTTACGTGTTTAACAAGCCTAACCGTGAACGACAGAGCATCCAACGAATTGAAGCGAGCAAACCATTGCTCACGATGGGCGAAACTTATTCATATACTCAAAGCAGTTTTAGCCGTTTCAATGCGAGCGTGGATTATTCGAAAGAGTTTACCGTTATGAGTGATTGGTTAACCGATGCGGAATTTGAGTGGTTAGCTGAAATGGTGCGCTCCCCTCGTTTATGGGTTAAGATGGTGTTTGATGTTAGCGGTACACCAACACCGATGTTAGTTCCCATTTTGGTAACCGATACGACTTACAACGTTTGGAAGCGTGACTTCGATCAACTTCATACGCTTACCATGACTTACAAATTTACCTTTGATGAAGCGATGCCATTATGATAACAGAACTTTACATAGACGGGCAAAGGCTTGATTTAAGCGACGATATTGATATTCGCTTAACCTATTCCATCACTGACATTGAAAACCCCGTAGAGCGCAAAGGAACGGTTAGTAGAACTATCGAAGTGCCAGGAACATCACACAACGATAACGTGTTTGGTTCAATTTATCGTTTCGATCAGTGGGTAATTGGATTTGATCCGAGCGTGCGGGCAAATGCTTACGTGTTGCAGAACGGTGTTGAGGTATTTAATGGGATTGCGCAATTATTGGCAATCAAGAGTGACGGCCAATTTAAGACTTACGAACTTGGTTTGTACGGTGAAAACGTGAACTTGTTTAAGCAGTTAGGCGATAGCGAATTGACTGACTTAGATTTCAGCGAGTTGAACCATGAATGGGATGCGCCTAATATTGTGGATTCGTGGACTAATTCGGTAGGCAGTACGGGCAATGATTACTATTACCCTGCTATCGACTACGGTCAAGCGAGTTTCACACGCACCCAAGCCCCTGCACCTTATGCAGACGTGTTTACTACGGGTGATTTTTACCCCGCTATTTCGGTAAAAAAGTATCTCGATAAAATTGTGAGCGGTGCGGGATTTACTTATGAAAGTGACTTCCTTACGTCGCAATGGTTTAAGCAGTTGATAGTACCGTACGGCGTTAGTGGAAAACCTTATATTACCAACGAACAAGCGCAAACAAACTTGTTTTATATTGGCCAAAATACTGATTTAACATATACTGGAACTATTGCAAGCACGGTTTACCAATTTGGTACAGATACCCCCGCTCCTTTTTTCAATGGTGGTTCATATAATCCAAGTACTTACAAATTCACCGCCCCATCTGATAGAACTTACAATTTTCAAGTAAATGTAAATGCGACTTGTGTAAGTGGTACGCTCCCTTTTGGTCAAGTATTAGTTAGGAGTAGAATTAGAAAAAATGGTATTTTAATTGGTTCAAATTTTGACGTTGTTTTTGGATTTAATACGCCTGCAAATACTACAAAATCACAAAGCTTTTTCCTTCAAGATACTGCAAGTGCAGGTGATCAATACGATGTAGTTTATTTGATTACTCAAAATATTACAGATGTAACCCGAATAAATAACGAATCTTATTGGTTAAACCAAATTGAAGGCACTCCATTAATGGAACCTGGGGATAGTTGGGATATGAACCAAACAATCATTCCAAAGATTAAGCAATCCGATTTTCTTATGTACTTGGTTAGGATGTTTAACCTGTTTATCATGCCCGACAAGTACGACCAAAAGAAACTTTACATTGAACCGTTTTCCGACTTTTACGATACTTCAACTTACCTCGATTGGACGGGATTGTGGGACGTTGAGAAAGGTTACGAAGTAGTTCCATGTGGGTACATGAATCCAAAGACGTACAAGTTCAGCTACAAGGATGCAGGCGGTTACTTCGAGAAGCGTTACCAAAGTGCGTACCAATCAAGTTATGGTTCACGTACGTACGTAAGTGCAAACGAATTTAGCAACGGTGAGCAATCCGAGGATGTTGGATTTGGCAATAGCGTAATGGTTGGATTTTCTCCAAGCCCACGTATTTACGCACGCTATTACGACATGGATAACAAAGGAACTGCGAGCGGTGGCGATGTTGAATTGAACGTGAAACCCGTTACCCCTAACCTTCGTATTCTTTACCATGAGTACATTGAATTTCCAAGTGAAACCGAATTTGTTTTCGAGGGTACTGAATACACCAGTTATCCGTACGCAGGTAATTTGGATAACCCATACAACCCTACTTACGATTTATGTTTCGGCATCCCACGGGAATTGTACTATCAATCAGACGAAACCACTGGTGCGATTTATAGGTACACCAACAACAACCTATTCAATCGCTTTTGGTTGGATTACGTAAAGTTATACACTGACAAGGATGCAAAGAAAGTAAAGTTATATGTGCAACTTTCGGCGGTTGACGTGTTGAACCTTGACTTTAGGAAACCGATCTACATTAACGGTACTTTGTTTTACCTTTTATCGGTAAACGATTACGATGCAAACAGCGATGAAAGTACAAGCATCGAGCTTTTGAAAGTATTGGATTTGGCACCATTCACCCCAACTGTGTTTACATTAACCGGTGGTATCGGTGCTTTCATTTCAGACGAACCAAAACCCCAATTAATAACAGAATAATGGCAGACATAGAAAGAGATATAGTTTTACGAGTAAAGTCGGAAACGGACCAAGCCCAAGGGCAATTCAAGAACTTGAAGCAAGAACTTCGCTCGATTGAAAACGAGTTAAACAAGATGGCCGCTGCCGGGCAAACTGGGACGGCGGCCTTCAATGAATTGCAACAGAGAGCGGGTGAGGTAAAGGATCAAATCGGCGATACCAAAAACGCAATCAAAGCTTTGTCTTCTGATACGTTCAAGCTTGATGCGTTCGCCCAAGGAGCCCAAGGTATTGCCGGTGGTTTCGCAGCTGCGCAAGGTGCGATGGCTTTGTTTGGCTCGGAGAACAAAGCGGTTGAGGAAGCGATCAAGAAAACACAGGGCGCAATGGCATTGCTTGAAGGGGTAACGGCTATCACAAACATCCTTCAAAAAGACAGTGCGTTTTCGTTGATGTTTTTGGGTAAGGCGCAAACCGAAAATGCGGTAGCGACAAACGTAGCAACGACGGCCACAAAGGGATTTTCCCGTGCGTTAATTGCCACGGGTATCGGTGCTATT